GATGGCGTCAGAATCCACATAGTAGAGACAACTGGGCGTACTGATGCAGATTATGACGCCCGAATACAACAGACGAATATTTATAAATCAGAGTTAGCCGATGAAAATTCAAAAGTATTTATTGTCTCTGCGTATGACGCCTTTGGCGGGTCGTCTCCAACGATGTTAAGTGATGGTATTCATCCGGATGCTGATGGGTTTATTTACCTGGCTGTGGCATGCGCTCAATCAATATTCAACCACATGTAAAAATGGTGCTATGAAAATGATAATCAACTTCACCCACGGCCTGCGAATCTCAGACCTGTCTCATGTACACACAGACGGCTGCACATTTGCGCCAGAGCTTGGTGTTAAAAAGTGGGCCTATTATTATGCAGTGGTGCTCAGATCGAGGTTATTCAGGTGAGCAGATTTAAACTGTCTGATCACTGTCCTTACCAGGAATTCTTCCATCCTGATTACATAGACTACTTTAAAGGTATCGGCTGGAATGAATCACGGATATTTGATCACATTAAGCACTGGGTAAACCCGGTTTTTATTGATACATATGAATCGTTGAGGAAAAGATATGGGGCACTGTATCTAAACAATTGGCACACTGGTGGCATCTTAAAAAATGCAGGTAAACGAATGAGGCCATTTACTGCACACGGAATTGAATACGGTGAAATAGAAGGCGCGCCTATGTCTCCGCACTATGAGAGTAATTCGACAGGAGATTTTCACTTTGTAGATAAGACACCACAGGAAGTACAGTGGGACATACTAAATAATCCTGACAGATTCCCGCATATTTACAGGATGGAAAGCACTAAAGTAACTACCGGATGGTTGCACGTTGAATCCGGTGAGCGTATGCCGGGTGGTATTATAATTTTTAGCCCGAAACAATAGAGTAAATAAAATGACAACTATAGTAACGATTGAAGCTCACTGCTCTAGCGATAAAGAAGTTAAAATTTCAGTTATTAGCGGTGACACAGGCGAAGTATTTATCATCCAGGATGGCGAAACCGCAGAACGTGTGGTGTATGATGACCTTGAGATAACCGTTCTTGAAATTGAGAAGCAGCAAAATGCCTGATAATCAAAAAATACAAATGACCATACAAGAGATAGAGCAGCGTGATCGTGCGGTCGCTATGCAGACTAAACTGGATATACTAATAAAAGACTTTCAGGCAGGGCGTACAGCCAATGATAAACATTTTGTTGAGATATTCTCACTGTTCAGAGGCAATGAAGCAAAGCTACATAATTGCCGAGATGAATTACAAAAAGAAATCAAAGCCACATACATGACGCAAGCGGCTGGGGAAGCTATGGAACTTCGCCTGTCTAACAATCTTAAGTCCGTTAAGACATGGATAGTTACAACTGTCGGCGGGTTTACAGCAGCGGGGCTGCTTGTTCTTTGGGCGCTTAATATCATTCATATTTCTTATTCATTGTGATTATGGATATTGAAAAGTATAAATTCAGCAAAAAACTATTTGCATTTGTGCTGATAGTAACTGCGACCACGTTTCTAGCTGCAATCGACAAGGTGAATGGAAATGTTGCGTTCATCCTCACGACCTTGGCGGGTATGTACCCCTACGCCCAGGGGCGAATAGATGAAATTAAAGAAAAGTCCAAGGCAAGCAGTGATTAAGTATTCAGCTATCGGTATCGGCTGGCTGGCCTCTATTGCAGCCATTGTAAATGAGCGGAAAATTAAAAAATGGGGGATATATGAAAAGCTGGATATTATCGACAGTTCTGCTGGCGGCCTTTGCCGTGAGCAATTATTTTTCGTATGACTACGGGGCGACGACTACTGATCTTGCCTGGCAAAACGCGCAGAGCGTGAGTATCGATGCGGCCGCGACCGACCGAGAGGCCCAGGCAAAGAGCGAAGCGCCCCAGGTGGCCGCTGCGATCGATAATGCCGCAGCGCGCGATCTGGAAGTGGAATTATTGAAAGAACAGGTGGCACATCATGAAGCCGAAATACAAAGGACCAATGTTTGCAATCTGTCTGCTGACACTATTGTCCGCATGCAGCAATTCGCAAAAACAGGCCTGCACCATAAACAACTGGAGCCCGGTGCCCGAATATCTGCTTTCGTTACCGCATGCGGAGCTGAAAGCGCCGGCGACAGGAAGTCCAGCGGAGATGGCGACTCTGTATTTCGACAACGGTTTACGCTTCTGGGATACTGTGTGCAGCCATATCGATCTGCAGCGGGCGGTGCGCCTGCGGCAGCACGAATCACTATCTAAAGAGATAGTGCAACTGTATGCCGATAAATGCGATCGCCAGACAGGGCTGCAAAACCCGCCCTTGTTTTGATGGCATGAATACGACATTTTAGCTACGACCCAAAGGTGACCAAGCCGGGTGCTGCGTGAATTTTCGCGCAGTATCCGGCTTTTTTAATGGTATATGAAACTGAAAACACGACATTTCAGACTTGAAGGCGGCACCCCGGACGGGGCGCGGCGATTTATCAGTGATCGCGTGGACGCGCGAGTGCTGGGCGAGAGCACCACCACGATGGTCACGATTACCCGGACGGGTATTTTTCATGATCCACGTTATGGCGAATTCGAGATTACACGCGAAATGCTGTTATCCATGGTCCGCAATTTCGACGCCAATGTGTACGGCCAGAAAATTTTTCTGGATGTGGCACATGACCCCTCACAGGGCGCGGCGGGCGAATTTAAAAAGCTGATACTGGATGGCAACAAACTGCGGGGCGAAGTGCTGTTTACACCCTATGGGCTTGATGCAGTGAAAAAACGCGGCATGGTGTATTTGTCCGCCGAGTTTATGGACAACTATGTCGACAACGAACAACGCAAGCCGCACGGGCCGACGCTGCTGGGGGCTGCTTTAACGCCGCGCCCGGTGATCAAGCGCCTGGACCCGGTGCAGCTTTCCGAGGCCGCCCTGGATGGGGCGCCCGCAACTTATCTCGATACCCGAATTTCAACTTTTCTCAAAGATGAGGCACAGAACACCATGAAAGAGTTACTCAAAAAATTACAGGAAGCCCTTGCCAAACTGACACTGGCCGAGCCGATTATCAAACAATTGTGCGAAGCCTTCGAAGCTGTCGCTAAGCCTATCGCTGATGAAAAGATCCAGCTAGCGATCATGGAAGCGTTCAGTTCCCAGGGTAAATTACTGGCAGAGCAGATCAAAGCCGCAGGTACAGGTGATGCCACAATCAAGCTGGATATGACTGGTCTGGAAAAAATCCTGTCTGAACACAAGCCAACCAGCGCAGGATTATCTGCAGACGATGTTAAAAAGCTATTAGCCGAACATGAGACAGAACAGGCCAAAACACTGGCCGAGCAGAAAAAGAAACATGACGCCAATGTGAAACTGTTCGGCGATACGATCGATGCCGCCGAAGGCCTGAAAACCCTGAGCGATGATCAGATGAAACTGATCAAAAACACCGATCTGATTAATGGTGATTTGACCGAAGCGCAGGTAAAAGAGTTTGCCGAGCATCAGATCAAGATGGGCAACCAGCTGGCCGCCAGCACCACGCTAGCCCATATGGGTTATCAGGGTCCGCAGGGCGTCGTGCATGTGTCACAGAACGCAACCCGCGATATCCTCAGCTTGCAGGAAGATATCAACAAGGCATTGCGTGTGACCTCTGCCCATACCACAGGCGATATCATCCTGGCCGAAAACGCAAAACTGCACCCGTTTGCGATCAAGGTGCTGGCTGAATTCGACCGCCTGAATGCGCCGCGCCTGTTGCGTGAACGCAAAATGCTGTCGGGCGGTGAAGTGGGTACCTCGGATACCAGCCTGCCGGTAGGCTTCCAGCGCACGGTGATTATCGAAGCGCTGAGCGATGTCCGCGTGCTGGACGTGGTGACCACGCTCGTGGATCCGAACGCGACTGCGACCATGGATATTCCGTATGAGACTCGCGATTCGTCTGCAGTGCTGAATGATGGCATTGTCTACGAAGGCCAGCCGATTCACCGTGCGAGCGTTTCGCAGGCAATGGATCTGGCCTATGTCACCCCGATGAAGTTGGGCTTTTTAATCTCGAATGAAGTGATGCACTTCAGCCGTACCAGCGCGATCAACTGGGAAGCCTACGGTCGCAACGTGGCCACGAATGCTCGCATCATGAAAGAGCTGGTGGTGCGTCGCATATGCAACGAGATCCAGCGTTCCGCGGATGCCTATGGCGCTGTCGCAGTGACAGGTGAAGCATTCGATGCCCAGCTCGATAGTGCGACCAGTGTGCTTAAAACCACAAACTTCCCGATTGTGCGTCCCTATCAAGCCCGCGATCTGCAGGGGAATGCTATCGGCAGCGCAGAGAATGCGATCGCTGTGGTGCTCAATGGCGTCACGTTGGCCGCCTATGACGGATCCGGCACCCAGAGTGCAGGCACCTATTACCAAGTGACCAACTACAACCTGGGTTATATCCAGCTGGTCGACGAACTCGGCGCCGCAGTAACGCCTGCAGACACCGGTGTGAATACACTGGGCTATAGCTATGCGACCAATATCGAGAAGTTCGACCTGGATAATGGCTCGGTGGATCTGGCCGTGCACCGCAACGGACTGTTACGCGCATTCGGCAACCGCAAGTCAGCGATGAACCAGGACCGTTACATTAATCCGAACTTCACGCTGATGTCCTACACGCTGAACAACAGCTGCAGCCAGGCAAGCCAGTTCGAATCCGCATCGAAGAAGTCCGGCACGGATACGAACAATGACGGCGATCTGGAAATGGTGAAGGGTCTCCCGGCATTCTCAACCAATGCCCCCAGTATCGACCTGGGCGACGAACGCGCCATTATCGGTCTGCGAGGCACGCTGAGTTATGGCATTGCTAAGCCATTTATGACTGGCGACGCCTTCGAAGCGGTCGACGCGACGACAGGCAAAGCGATCGGTAAAAAGCAGGCCTATGGCGAAGAGTACAACGCGATTAAAGTGCCGACCCCGATCCGTAAGCAGTTCACTTCAATCATCGCTTACAGCGTCACCGGTCGTTAATCGCTAACTGAAGAACAAAGGGCGCACGGACGCGCCCTTTTTATTCAACTGAAAATCACAGGCCAAAATCACTATGAAAATTCCATATACGAACATAACAAACAAAATTCAGCACATTGGCAGTGTGACGCTATTCCCGGGCCAATGTCGAGAAATCGAGGAACGCTATCTGCCGAAAAATCCCGCGCCGGAAAGCATTTTAGCACCGGATAGCACAATCCAAACCCTGCTGAAATCCAGTGTAGGTGATGTTGTATCAGCACTACCGAATCTGTCTGCCGAACACCTGGATGAAGTCGAAGCCGGTGAAAGCGGAAAAGAAAAACCACGCTCAACGCTGATGAAAGCCATCGCGGAAGAACGTCTGCGCCGCGCTGCAGCTGACCCTGAAACTGGTCAAAAAACCGACCTGGGCGATATGGAGCAGTTCGCGCTCGATGTGGTTAATCTGTCGGGTGAAGAGATGGCCGAACTTGCTGAACTGTATGACGTTGAGCCTGAGTATGAAGCGGCCAGTAATATCATTAAGGCCGAGCAGGAACGACGCCAGGCGGGTTAATGCACGCGCACCCCGCTCACTTTAAGCACTGCGCCGGACGATTAACACGCCCGGCGTGTGTCTTTGCGGGGTGTAATTAATGGCGGGCACGATGTCACAGGCGGATCTGGTGGTGGATTTAAAGGCGATACTAAAAGACAGCGCGACAAAATTTACTGCCGCGTCTGATGCTGATTTTAATCGTCACCTGGATATCGCTGCACGCGATCTGGCCCGGGTTAAACGCCGCACATTGCTCGGCATTTTAACCCTGGTGGCAGACCAGCCGAACTATGCCGCGCCGGCGGATATTCTGGTGCCGAAGTTTTCTTTGTGGGGATCGAGTGAACGCAAGACACGCCGCCCCTGGCAGAGCACATGGCCGGCGATCCTGCCGACTATGCAACTGACCGAAGGCGCCAGCGGCGAGGAAATTTATCTGGATCCAGCGCCGACTGCAGCCCAGATTGCAGATATGGGTGCTGATTATAAATTCTGGTATTTCGCAGTGCACAAGGTGGGCGCAGCCGCTGCTGACACCACGGTAAAGCCCGAGCACCGCGATCTGCTGTTAATTCGTGCCACCGCTCAGGCATTGACCGAGCTGGCTAACAACAACGTGGCCAAGCCGGTGGAGCTGGGTGGCCGCGGTGTGGGCAGCATGCCGAAGAATGGCACGCCGGCCGCGCTGGCCGATTCGCTGATGCAGTTATTCGAGAGGATGGCGGCATGAACGGCATGAGCCTGGAAATTAACAGCGACGCATTGTATCGCGCGCTGTTGGAAAAACCGGTGCAGCTGGAGCGCAACATGGGCACCGCCATCGGACGCATCGTGCTGGAAGTTGCACGCAGCGCACGCGCGAAAGCGCCGAAGGCGTTTAGCACATTGACACACTCGATCAAGTCACTGCTGATATCGAACTACGAGGGCATTGTCGCGCCTGGTGTGGGTTATGCGCAGGTGGTGGAAGAGGGGACACGCGGCGGCGGTATGCCACCGGTGCAGAATATTTTAGACTGGATCAAGGTAAAACATATTACCTCGATCGAGCCGAACACCAGCCAGCGCGATCTGGCGTTTATGATTGCGCGCTCGATCGCGATTAAAGGCACCCCCGCACAGCTTTATATGGCGCCCGCGCTAGAAGAACAGAGCGCGAATGCCGAGCGCCGGATTAATGCGGCCATCGATGCCGCTCTGGCCGCCTGATGCCTGCCGCGATCGCAGACCTCAAGGCCCGCTACGATGCCACGGTGGCATTATTCGAAGCGCAACTGAGTACCCGGGTTATCAGCAAGGCGCTGAAGCATTTTACCGATCAGACGGATGCTGATCTGACCACCGGGATAGTGATGATCGTCACCGCCGGAGAACGTGATTTTAAAAATCAAAAAGGCATGATCGCCAAAGAAGGGACCCAGCGCATGCTGCTGGTCGGGCATTTAAGAGTGGCAGAAACCGCCAGCCCGGAAGATGTACAAACGGCAGAGTTTGCCCTGATAAAAGAAGTGAAAGCGGCGCTGAATACGGGTGTGGTTGGCATTGGTTACAGCCTGGTGAGCGTGGAACAATCTCGCCAGCTGGATTTTCCGTATGGCTGGGTAGTGGCAGACCTGGATGCAGGCCCGCCGCGCGAATCGAATTTTTAATGAACGACAGAGGGCACAACGATGGAACAATATGACAGTAAATATTTTCGCGGCCAGGGCCCGCTGTATTTGGCAAACCGCGATGCAAACGGCGCGCCGACGGGCTTTGTTTTTATTGGTGACGTAAGCGCGGCCACCTTATCGCCGCAGATCGACCGCAGTGAAAAACTCGAAAACGTCAGTGGATCCTCGGCGATCGCAGTTAGCGCCCTGAAATCCGTTAAATACGGATTAAGCCTGACTATGGATTCGGTGAAGGCCGCGCACCTGGCTATCGCACTCAGCGCATCGCTCACGACAAAAGCTGCAGCATCGGTCACCGATGAAGCGGTGACTGGCTATCACGACAAGTTCAGCGCCTTGCTGCACAACAAGGTGAGCAATGTCGTGGTGACTGACATCACCGGTGTGACCACCTATGTGGCCGACACTGACTATGTGGTAAAGGCCGACGAAGGTATTATCGAAATCCTGTCTACTGGTTCGATCGCCGACGCCCAGGCGCTGCTGGTCGATTACGACTATGCATCGCAAAAGCATGTCAAGTCGGATCCTGGCAATGTGGAAAAATATCTGATGTTCGGCGGCATTAATACCGCAGACAATGATAAGCGAACCCGTTGTGAAGTGTACAAGTGCAAACTTGACCCGGGCGCGCTGTCACTGATCACTGCGGATGTGCAGGGCGTGACCATTAACGGCGTGGTGGAACTGGATGCGCTGCGCGCTGCAGGCGATCAGTTGTTTAGCTGGAAGATTGAAGATTAAGCCGCCTGGACCTTGCCACACAGGGATGTGACCTGATTTTTTTAACACCGGAGTAAGACATGACCGAGCAAACAAACAACAATGCCAGGGTTGTCGCGCGTGTAGAGGTGAAGCTGAAAAAAGCACACACCCACGCTGGCGAAGACAAGGCACCGGGCGACACTATCGAAGTCACCCCAAAGCAAAAAAACCGCCTGACAGAGCGCGGTATTATTTAAACAACACCCAAAGGTAAGCCGATGAAACAAGGTCAAGCCACTATTACAGATGCCGAAATTTTATTCCCCGAAAAAGTTTTAACTATAAAGGGTGAAACGATCACTGTTAAAGAGATTACGTTTACACAGGGGCTAAAGCTGGGGCGCATTGTCCAGGCGTTGATCAGCGATTTATCGTCGTTATTTGCCGAGCGCGAAAATGCTGATTATGAAGACCTGGCAGAAGTGTTTGCCGAGCACGAGCCTGTGCTGATGGATATTTTAGCTATCACCACTGGCAAGGAGGCCACATATTTTAACGATATCAGCGACAGCGACGGGCAGTCGTTAATGATGACTCTGTGGACGGTGAATGGCGATTTTTTTACCCGTCGGCTGGTCAGCAAAAGCCTAAGCAAGCATATCCGGGCGCGAGCAGACCAGTCGACCTCGGCCAGCTCTATAGCACACTGATTGCCGCTGGCCACGCGCGCGCGGATATAGATCACTACACCCGCCGGCAGATGGTGCTGTTTTATCAGCAGGCCCTGCGGATAAAAGATTGTGCACGCGCTGACCGGCTGGATGATATATCGCTGATTATGACGGGTAAAACCTGCCCGGTGGCAGATAAATTGCGAGAACCCCATGGCAAATAAAGACAAAGAATTTTTGATTAGAGTGCGTGCCGATATTCAGCAGGCGCTGGGTGAATTAAAAAAACTACCCGCGGAAATCAAACGCACCGGTGATGAGAGCAAGAACGCGGCGGGTGAATTAAAAAAACTACCCGCGGAAATCAAACGCACCGGTGATGAGAGCAAGAACGCGGCGGGTGAATTAAAAAAACTACCCGCGGAAATCAAACGCACCGGTGATGAGAGCAAGAACGCGGCGGGTGAATTAAAAAAACTACCCGCGGAAATCAAACGCACCGGTGATGAGAGC